GCCAAGTATAATCCCGCCATGGTTGAAGAATCTGTCTATTCGTCTTCGAATACAGATTGGGTTGTGGCATTCCCGATTATTCCGAAAAAAGGGTCACATTTCAAAGACGATTTGTTGGGAGTAAAGCATCTTGAAAAAGTCAAATTCGTACAGAAAAATTGGGTTAATGAAGGCACAAACTTAAACCTATGCGCGGACGCGGGAGTACGCCATAATGTGTCAAATACAATTATCGTTGATGATTGGGACGAAGTGGAAAAGTACATTTTTGATAACAGATACGATTTTGCTGGAATTTCTTTGCTGTCCATGTCCGGTGACAAAGACTACAACCAAGCGCCGAACACGGCAATTTTGACCGCCGAACAGATTGTGGAAAAATACAGTACGGCTGCAATCTTCGCATCTGGTTTGATCGTTGATGGATTGGATACATTTGACAACTTGTGGAATGCTTGCTTTAATGCGCAAAGCGATACTTGGAAAACTGATTTTGCTCTTGACAGTAAAGAAAATAGCATGAAAAAGGATTGGATTCGCAGATTCGTCAAGTTTGCTGATAACTACCTTGAAGGCGATTTGAAAAAGGCTGAATTTTGTTTGAAAGACGTTTATCTTGCCCACAAATGGAATCAGATTCAAAACACAATTCGTCCTATCGACTGGAAAACCGAATTGAAACAGAAAGAGTTTGTTGACATTGACACTTTGGCCGCTGCCGCGTGTCATGGCGGCGCGTGTGAAATAGATTTCTAAAAATTTGGGCGGCTTCGGTCGCCCTAAATACACCACAAAATGAGGATATAAGATGATGAAATCACTAAGAGCCTTTTTTCAAGGCAATCGAAAATATGCGAGGGTCGAATATACAACAGATTCTGCGAAGTATCTCAGAAGATATTGCTTGACAAATGGTATTGACATCAAAACTAATTTTGATGGAACCCCTATTGAGAGCGATTCGTTTGTATTTCATACGACTATTTTTTACACTTCAAACAGAATAAAAAAGTCAATCCCCCCATACTTGGCATTAAGACCAGTACCTGTTAAACCAATTGGGTTTGATGTTTTTGGGGAAAATAAGAATTGCCTTGTCTTGAAATTGGAATCTGCCCCTTTGCACAAAATGTATGAGTATTTTGCAGATGAGTACGGTATGAAAAGTGATTATCCAGTATACAAACCGCATATTACGTTGAGTTATGCTTACGATGGCAGACCGCCAGAAAGCCTAGATTTGCCTACATTTTCGTTAAAATATGACAAAGTATTAGTATCCGATGTGGACACATAAAGGTAAAGAATTCACTTCTGAAATGATAGGTGATTATTTGGGGTTTGTGTATTTAATCGTTGACACAGAAACCAATATGAAGTACATTGGTAAGAAGTTATTCAAAAGTACAAGGCGACTCAAACCTTTGAAGGGTAAACTGCGAAAGCGCAAAAAGATAGTCGAATCGGATTGGAAAGATTACTTTTCGTCGTCTGAAACCATTAAATCTCTTGTGGAGACATCGGGGGAAAACAGGTTTACGCGCGAAATCTTGCATTTGTGTAGGACCAAAGGTGCAATGAGTTATCTAGAACTTTTAGAGCAAGTACACAGAAACGCCTTGTTGGATAATACATATTATAATGGCATAATATCATGTCGCATAAATGCAACACACTTAAAGGAATTGAAAACTTAACATGATTTTGGTTGATTACAGCCCGATTGCAATATCGAACATATTCTCTGAAAAGGTCAATATGGGAGAGGAAAACTTGATCCGGCATATGATTTTGAACTCTGTGCGAGCGTACAGAAAGAAATTCTTTTCCAAGTACGGGGAGATGATTTTCGCTATTGATTCGAATAACAATTGGCGAAAGGAATACTTTCCACAATATAAGGAAAACAGAAAGAAAACAAGAGACAAGAACCCCGAAATGTGGGAAAAATTGTACCAACATCTTGACATGATCAAAAATGAAATATCTGAAAATTTCCACTATCCGGTGATTGAAATTGATGGTTGTGAAGCCGATGATGTGATTGGCGCGCTGGCGAGAAAGGCTAAGAATCCGACTTTGATTCTTTCAGGGGATAAAGACTTTGCTCAACTCCAGACAAATCCTAACATTGATCAATTTTCCCCTGTCCAGAAAAAGTGGATAAAGCATGATGATCCTGCAACTTTTTTGTTGGAACAAGTTTATCGGGGGGATGCTGATGATGGTGTGCCAAATGTATTGTCTGACGATGATGTGTTCATCCGCGACGATAAAAAACAAACAATTATGACGCAAAAAAGATTTGACGAAATATGGAATTCGAACATAGACGATCTACCAGATAATGTGCAGAAAAACATTGCTAGAAACAGGAAAATGATTCGCCTAGATCATTTGCCGAAAGAGTTAAACCAGAAAATCATAAATAGATATGAAAGTTATGAAGGAACACGAAAGAATGCGCCCAAAGTGTTGAACTACCTTGTAAAGAATGATTGCAAACTGTTAATTGACCATGTAGAGGATTTCCTATGAGATTGGATATTTTTGAAGTTTTCGCGCTATTGGAAAAAGCCAAATCAAAGGCTGAAAAGGTAAAGATACTTCGTGAAAACAATTCAGGCGCGCTACAAGATATTTGTCGTGGCGCATTTGATAAACACATCGTATGGCTGCTCCCAAAAGATGACAAACCGCCATACACGCCTAATAGGCCAGAGTCTGTTCCATCTAATCTACTTCGAGAAACCAAAAAATTAGGATACCTTGTAAAAGGGGGGCTTGCACCTAACATGATGCAAGTCAAAAGAGAAGCTATTTTTATTGGTATTTTGGAGTCTATTCACCCTGAAGATGCTCTAATTTTGATACAGGCTATCAACAAAAAAGCGCCTAAAGGGCTAACCCGCGCGTCCGTAGAAGAGGCATTTCCAAATCTATTGATGGGCTAACAACAAAGGCAAAAGCCATGATTTCAGCACACATCGACCGTCTACAAAAAGATTCTGACAAACTAGCAGAATACATTGCACAACTAGATCAAATAGGAGACAATGAGACTAAAAAGATTGCACTTATGAAACAGGAATTTTTACAACTCCGATTGGCTGAAATTAATAATTGAGGAATAATGGCATTATGCCGACATACACATTCAAAAAAGATGATGAAGAAAAGACACTTGTATTATCGTTTTCCGAGTACGATCAATGGAAACTTGATAATCCAGAATGGCAACAAGTATTAACTACGAATGGCGGTTTCATTTCGTCAAGACGAGGTATTCACGCGAACGCATCCGATAACTTCAAAGATCGGTTGCGTGAAATGAAAAAGATTGCCGGTCGCCATGAAAGAATCAACTTGTGAATACCCCAAACAAACGCAAAACTCAAAGCAATGGATCGACTATCAAATTCGAACATTTGAATAAATTTGAGGCATTTACTGCAAACCAGAAAAGGGCGAAAGATTATTGGGACGAAGGAAAAAACCTGTTCTTGTCGGGGTCGGCTGGAACAGGTAAAAGTTTCCTAGCAATATCTTTTGGGTTGACAGAAGTTCTAGCATCTGATACACCTTATGACAGTTTAATAATTGTTAGGTCAATGGTCCCTACTCGAAATCCGGGGTTTTTGCCGGGAGATGAGAAAGAGAAAAAAGAAGTATACGAAAAACCGTATAAAAAAATCGCCGCCGAAATCGCCGGGGATGTAACAGCTTACAACAAACTCACGACAGCAAAAACGATACAGTTTGAAACTACTTCATTTATTCGAGGGTTAACCGTTGACAACTCTATTCTTGTAGTAGATGAATGTCAGAATTTAATTGGACACGAATTGGATTCTGTCATCACGCGCGTAGGCGTGAACTGCCGTATCATTTTTAGTGGGGATCATTTTCAATCAGATTTTACCAATGAAAAGGATAAAAGAGGGATGGCAGATTTTATGCGAATTTTGAAGGCAATGCCAGATTTTGCCATGGTGGAATTCGGATGGAGCGATATTGTCAGATCAGACTTTGTTCGCGACTATATAATGACTAAAGAAATGCTAAAGATAAGGTTTTGAAATGAAATTAGCAATAGTAGTAGGGCATAATGCCCACAGCCAAGGGGCTGTAAGATCAGACACAGGCGAAAGTGAATACCAATACAATTCACACCTAGCAACTCTCATTAGGAAGTTAGGGTCGAGAAGGCATGTGGAAGTTCTGATGTTTGTAAGAGAACCGGGACTCGGGTACACGGCAGAAATTGAAGATGTATATAAAAGAGTCGATGCCGAAGGCGCTGATGCGTCAATCGAATTGCATTTCAATTCGTCTGGAAATCCTTCAGCATCTGGTACAGAAACTTTTACGTCTGGTTCGCCAAAATCTGTTATGTTGGCAGAAGCAGTACAAATGGAAATGGTCGAGGTTCTAGGCTTGGCTGATAGAGGAATCAAGATCAGAAACAATAGGACTAAGGGTCGAGGGTACAAATCATTAGTCGCGGGTCGCGCGCCCGCAATCCTAATTGAACCTTTTTTCGGATCGTCTGTAAAAGGTAAGGCTGCAAGTGATTCTGAACACGAAAGACGAATGCTTGCAGAAGCAATTTTTGAAGGGGCTAGAAAGGCGATGGAAAATTTCTGATGCCTAAGTACAACAAATTCGATACTAAAAACAAGAATCGCAAACAGGACGAAGACTTTCCAAAAATAAAAGAGGCTAGAACCAAAAAAGCCTTTTATGAAGAGGATGAAATTGAAGACATTTTTGAGGTACTAGATCATATATCCTCACACATGTTTTCAAGGTTGAAATGATTTTCAAACATACCCTAGCGCAGAGACAATTGGACAAAATAGATGGGTATTATCAAAGAAAGAAGTTGGCAGTACATCAATCGTAACGCCAACTCTATGTCAATCTTGCTCAATACGCTTTGCGGCGGAAAGTGCTATCAGTCATTTTCCGCCAGAAGCTACGATGATAAAAAGAATGGTAAATTCAACGTGGTATTCATCATAGATGCCATATTTTTTCTTGAACCAGACCATTGTTTGTATAAATGGGTCTATTGGAAATTAGGCGAATCTGAAAAGGGGAATCAACCCCTTGCCACTCTCGCCTTTTCCAACCGAAAATAACGTTCAAGCCATTTCTCAGGTGTTTCAATTTTATCTGAAACGGTCATTGGTAGCTTGAAGTGTTTGTACCATTTCAACAGGTTTTTACTTTCTTTCTTACCTCTAAATCGTTCTGTCAACATCACATGCGCTTTTCTGAAGCCGACATCGTGGTGCATAAACCCCATTTGATGTGCTAATTCATGTAGGATAACAAATTGAGTGAAGCCATGCCCCGGCTTTAACTTGATCACAGGACTGTTAGCGACTGCAATGCCCGCAACATTTTTGTATTTTTTACTGGACGGCAGCAAAAATACGTTGATTCGTTTTTTCAGCCCAACTCCAGCATGAAAAACTTCATCTGCGAATTGTTGACATTGAGGTATTGTATCGTACTCTGTGCCAGTGCCGACTTCATCAATATGACAAAATTCGGCAGTATAAACCTTGTTCATCTGCGAATCTCTGCCGGTGAACGCACTTTTACCTTTTTTAGTCAACCATTTTTTCTTGTTCACATAGGATACATATTTTTGTGTAATATGAGAATCCCACCCAGAGTTGACTAAACCTTTATACATAGTAGTCATCTCAATATCTGTCATAAATGCCATTCCTTCCCTTTCATTCGATACAATATACGACATAACGAATCGGATGTCAACTGAAAAATAGTGGTTGACAAGTGGCGAATCGTTTGATATTGTTGTATATTAATAGAAAGGCTATTCATGAAATCTAAGAAAAAAACATACGCTAGACGTATTGCAAGGGGTTATGATGCAGCACCGCAATCAGATTTTTTCGAATTCAAAGATTATGTCAGGACGGACGTTGACCCTAAGTTGATTTCTGACACTTTGAAAGAGTACGTCAAGAATCGGTATGACAAACAAATTCAAAAGCAGATTCTAGCAGCGCCAGAATGGCGGTTCAAGTTGCCATATCATATAGCAGCTTCTATTGAGTGGGAGGCAAGAGATAATCAATTGCCCGCCAAATGGAACATTAATAATCAACTCGAATCACTGATGTTCGAATTGATGGAAGCTGGCAAAGAAGAAATTCAAAAGAAAATCGAAGAAAGCCGTCCTGTAACAGTGACGAAAATTGACAAAAAATTGGCAACGATTTTTGAGTCTATCGAACAGGCGCTGGATGATTTTTATCGTACAGGAACCTTGGATTTTTCAGCATACGAAATCATGTCGAAGCATATGGCGACAGCACCGCAAGCTAAAAGCGTGGTTGATTTTTACGCACCATTACACAAAGAACTATTGGCGATAAAAACCGATCCAGACATTGCCGAAGGCTACGCGCATTTATCGACTAGATCAAAAAATCAATACATTTCGTTGATCAAGTCTATCATTGATGATGCGAAGAAATTTTCTGAGGTTAAAAAAGCATCACGCCGCCCGCGCGTGACAAAACCGAAGACCATAGATTCCCAACTCAAAAATCTGCAATGGATGAAAGAAAGCCCGCAATATAAAATTGCTTCTGTTGATCCAAAGAAAATAATTGGGGCAAATTCACTATTAGTATTTGACACAAGAAAGAGGATTGTGATAGAGTATATTTCTGCATCTGATTCGGGGTTTGCTGTAAAGGGTACTACCCTTCAGAATGTGGATTTTGAGAAATCAAGTCAACGCATGGTACGAAAACCGGACGAATTCTTGACCGCGATCACTAAAACAACTCTGGCAAGAACCAGAAAAATCATATCAGGTTTGACTACAAAACCGAAATCGCCCAATGCTAGAATCAACGGGGATTACATTCTATTGAAAGTTTCTAAATGACCGAATTCATGACTAAAGATCAATTTTCGCTGGAAGTACAAAAAATGCTGGCGAAAAATAAAGACCTGACGTGCATTGATGGGGTATTGACACTATGTAACAAGTATGGTATTGATCCTGAAGATGCGAACAAATTCTTGAACGCATCCATCAAAGAAAAAATCGAGTATGAGGCGCGAAAGTTAAATCTCATGCCTCGGGAGATGACATTGGAAAAGTTTATATGATGGAAATGGTTATGATTGCAGTCGTATACGCAATATTTATCGTATTGATAGAATCGAGTTTACGCGCTACGAAAAAAATGAAACCGTTTATTGCAGCAATCGTGATTGTAATTGTATTGTCAATTGCTATGATGTTATCAATTGGTATAACTTTTCTGTATGGGGTTACAATACTATGATGTTATTAATTACCGTTTTAATTGTTGGTTGGTTGCTATGGGAATTTTCTTCTGCAATCATTACGATAATTCTAGTTGGAATTGGAATTTTATGCGGGATAGCATTAACTTCAGCGGTCGTGGATGCCGCTTTGCTTTCCGTATAAATAAGCCGTTGATTATGAAAACTGTGAAATACAAACACACAAACACACACAAAGATAGGACTATAACATGTCATTTGATAAACTAAAACGTCGGAAAACAAAACTTTCCGATATGGTAAAAGAAGCTGAGTCTGGCGGCAGAAATTCTGCTAAGGATGAAAGGTTCTGGCAACCGACTGCCGATTCGGTTGGTACTGGTTCGGCAACGATTCGCTTTTTGCCGTCTAAAAGTGATGAAAGCGTACCGTGGGTAAAAATGTGGGATCACGGATTCCAAGGCCCAACAGGTTTGTGGTACATCGAAAATTCGCGTACTACAATTGGTGAAGAAGACCCTGTTTCTGAATACAATTCCAAACTTTGGGAAACTGGTTTGGAAATGAACAAAAAGATTGCGCGTGACCAGAAACGCCGCTTGCACTACATTTCTAATATCATGGTGATTTCTGACCCTGCCAATCCGAAAAATGATGGACAAGTTTTCTTGTTCAAGTACGGGTCGAA